GCCGAGAAGCTGGTTGTCGAGAAGAAGGTCGACCAGCAGACGATGCTGCCCGAGACCTCCTTGATGACGAGTATCATGCTCATGGCGGGTTTTCTGATGGGTATCCTGTACTGCAATTTCAAGAAGCTCTTCTAAAGCCAGTCGAAGCGGGTGTGCTTGGGTCTGCCTGGTCCCCACTGAACCCATATGGATTCTCGTGGGTCACCGTTGCTCGAGTCGGGTATGAACTGCGGTCTACGCGGTGATTGTAGAATGCTCGAGGGCTTATGCCTTCGCCACCAACCAGCTCTCTTTTGGCTACCCAAGATATTCGAGAAGCCTAACACCAAGAGGGTGCCTCGAGGCGCCAACAGTGGAAACGATGCATCCACAAACTCGATCCATTCGCTGAATGGTGGGTTCGATATGATGAGGTCGAAGGTGCGGTGTCCTGCCATCTTCTCTGCCCACCCAAGATAGCCACCGCAGACGACATCCCATTCGCTCGGCAGCATTTCGGCCCGCCCTTCGTGGAGTTCCACTGCGGTCACTTTGCATATGTGCGGCTTGCAGTGGGTGAGGGCAGACGCAGCAAGTCTCCCGTCTCCTGCACCTGGGTCCAATACCGTTCGGTAGGAAGGTGGCAGACGGGAGACTGCTGCGTCTATGAGCCATTGCGGAGTCGGGTAGAAGTCGTATTCTCTGCGACCCGCTGATGAGGCCTCGAAGCCCGGTAACAACTGCTGGATTCAAAACACCTCATCGGGGCAGGGAGGGCGCCCGCCCTCCGCTGCCCACCATCAGGATGCGCCGCCGTCCCTATCGATGATGACCGTATTGAAATAGGCGGCCTCACGCTTCTCCCCGCATTCTGCACAGAGGATGGAGTCGTCGTCGTCAGGGTCCGGGTAGAAGGGCCCATCCGAGGCGTTCACGTCTCTGTTGCAGTCGACACAGGGCAGACTGTACGGGTCGGCAAGCTTGATGCTCACAGCTCGACTTCGATGATGTCGTCGTTGGGGGCGACCTCTGCCTCTACGACCTCTGCCTCGACGACCACCGGCTCGTCATCCTCTTTCGCCGCTTGTCGCACGATGTCGGTCTGGGCGTGAATGTGCTCGAGCACCTTCGGTCGCTTTTTCCCCTCGAACTCCCTTCTGCACATCTCGTCGAGGATCTTCAAGTCCCAAGTGTTCTCGATGATGCGCTTCGCCGTTTTGCCGTGCGAAGATGCGACCTGCAAAGCTGGGTTGTTCTCGATGGCGAGATCAAGCCGGGTTTGAGGTGACGGCAGAGTCGACACCACAGTCGACTCTCGACTCTTCTCAGAGAGCATCTCCCGCACCTCGTCGTTGCGGGTCGCCGGCTCCTGCGGCTGAACCTCTTCTGGCACCACGATTTCTAACATCTCGGTGGTGGTATTGCCGTCCTCTGCGTGTACGTCCATGGTCAGAGCATTGTTCAGTTCGACCGACAGGGGTAGGTACTTGCAGAGCCGGCGAACGACCGTCTTCCTCGCCATCTCCTCATAGTCGGTGACCCACGGTCCGTTGCGGCTAGCCCGACTGCGGTTCTTGATGGCGTCGATTTGGGAACGAGTCATAACCTCGACCTGGATCGAGCCATCCGTGAGCCGAGCAACAGCGTAAGCCGCGTAGACATCACCAGCGTCACCCTTCCAGCACGGTTCATGCTCGAGCACGGGGTTCAATCCATGCTTGCAAATGAACTCGTCGTTGTCGTGTACGACGTGCGCTTCGATTGAAGCGATCTGGCCAGACCGTCGGGCGAGCTCGATGAGTCCACGGTAACCAACGATGAGTTGGCAGGTATCGCCGTAGGGTACGAGATAGGCCGACCCGAGGGGCGAGCCGGCCTCGAGGCCTAGCTGCGCGGCGTTCATGACAGCCAGCAGAAGCGACTGCGGGGTGCATGCGAGCAGTTGCCTGTTGCGAGATGTGGCCGCACAGGCGATGCGGATCAGCCGGTCGGGTGTGAGATGCTGCGGTAGCACCTCCGCGAACTTATCCTTGCTGCGTTCTAGAAGGTCTCGGATTGTGTGCAGTCGCTGCTGCGGTGTGAGTGCTCTGGACATGATTTTTCCTCCCTATTTCCCATCAAAACGGACGAGGAAGCGTCGAGGCGCATCCTTGACCACGGTGTGTTTGCTGACGATTTTCTGCGAGGCTCCTGCCTCCTTCGCGACCGATTCCCAGTCGGTCTTCTTTGAAGCCTTCGAGCGCTTCCACGTCGCCTTGCCCCATGGCCCGACGATGCCCGCGTTATCGCCAATGATATCCTTGATGTGATTCTCCGCTTCACGTCGAGCTTCCTTGTGGAGCTCCTCACCAACCCTGGCGGCCTTCAGTTGCTCTGCCCAAATGATTGCCTTTTCCGGCGCTTCGACGACCTCTTCGTCGTGGTGGACCCAGTATTCGCTGAGCCAAGCAGTGGAGCGCTGCGACCCGTCGATTGGCGGGGGCTCCTCTAGGACGACGTGCTCATTCCAGAACTGCCCACCCACTCGCAGTAGGTGCTCTTGGAGTCGGTGGTCGGCATCGATGATGTAGACCTCGTATCGATTGCCGCTGAACAGCGCCGCCAGGTGGACCTGCTCGATTGGCTCGGGCGCGAGAGCGGACGCCACCAGCATTTGCCATTGGCATTGAATGAGGTAATGGGCAGGGACTCTGTCGGTGCCGGGGTCGCCCCAGTCGGTGGACCGTCGCATCCCGCTGCACTTGATCTCAACCAGGACTGGCTTGCCGACTATGGCCCGGTCAGGCGTGGCGAGGGCGAAGGGGTGGTCCGGGTGGACCAGCGTATCGCACTCTTGGAGTTCTACCCCTTCCTCCTCCGCATAGCGGTTGGCAATGACTGGCTCGATGGCAGAACCCCAGTAGGTGTATTCGTTGCCCTCGAAGCCTGGGGCAAGCCCGGTCTTCTCTTGGTAAACGTCTAGCGGTGATCTGAATCGGTTCAGCCCTACGACAGCGGCGATGTCGCTGCTGCCGAGACCCGTTTTTCGCAGCTCGAGTTGCTCTGGCGTTAGCATTGGATGCCTCCATATCAGTTGGTACAGCGAGCCGGAGTCGAACCGACTAGCCAACAAGCGCATTACCCTACGTCATGCGTTTGGCGGCCTCATCCAAGACGCTGCAAAATGCCCGTGGTTATCCGGTGGCACGGGCAACCACCTGGGAGCGACGCCTGCACCACCTCTCGGCGGGGGAGGATCCGAAATCCAGACGTCGGTAGGATTCGTCGTATCTTTCATCAATCGTCGTCGTCAGTGCAAGCGCGAGGCTTCTCGCGTTTGACCAGCAGTCCTTTGTGGCGTCCCTCACCCACTTGTTATGCGAGCGCAGCTTGCTTGGCTCAACACACCATCTCGTTTCGCCGCTCGGAAGTCCGTCGCCGATGCAACTCATCGTGCGCTCGCCTTCGACAGACCGGCGCAAGGGAAGATCTTCACCTCGCCGCCGCAGCGGTAGCCTTCCCCGGCGTCGAGATAGGCGTCGATGGTGAGCCCGTAGTCGCCTGCGAAGTCGTGGTTGATCTGCGCGTCGATCTTCCGCTCTGCCGCGGCGCGGTCGCTGGCGGAAACCTCGATATGCCAGAAATCATCCATTCCCTTGCGGGCGATGTCCCGGCACCGTGGCTTGTGGATCTCCATCCCCCCCCGGTTGTTGTGGCAGATGGTGACAGTGGTGGTTAGCATGGTTGTGGTCTCCTTGTGGGTGTCGTCTCTCACCACCCCAACCCCGTGCCCAGCGAGGGGCTACGGGGTGGAGCGGAGCCGAGCGCTCGGCTAGTGATCTCCCGCAGGTCCCGCTCGGTAGCCAGGCGCCCGGATGTGCAACAATTCACCTTCCTCGATGACAACCGCGGCCGTGGCGGTGAAGTATTCCACCGACTCCAGCACATCAGACAGCGTCACCTTGTGGTGCTTGCAGACGTACTCGATGGCACCATGCGAGCCGGAAAGAGCGATCGGCGCTTTCCAGTCCAGCGCGGGATAGATTCCGAAGGCCGAGCGGGTCGGGTCGACTACGTTGAAGGCGGCAAGCATGGTGTCATGATGGGTCATCGGTTCCCCTTTCCGGGTTCGTTGAAGTTCGGTTGCGGTGTCCCTTGCCATGCCCCTAGTATCGGACATGGCGTCCTCAGAGTCAAGGGTTTATTTCAAAATGAGGGGCTACCCTCAGGGACCTATATTCTAGACCCTCGACTTCCGCTGCCGTCCTCCGGCTACCCGGTTGAACAGATTGCCGAGCCGCCATAGCTCTCCTTTGATCTGTGAGGCGGATTCTGGCTGGCATCGCTCGACCAGACCGTCAACCTGCTCCAGCAGGGTGCAGAGTGCGTATTTGATCTGGCGGCAGTCCGCGGAGCAGAACTCCTTAGGTCGGCCTCGGCCTCCACGCTGGACGATGGGCGTCCCGCACACGGGGCAAGGATCGATCGTGACGTTCGGTTCGTATGTGGTGCTCATCGTGTGCTCCTTTGCCTGCGCTCGGCTACTCAACCACGCCGTAGCAATTGACGTAGAGGAAGGGCCGACCCTCGTCGTCCCGGTGGACATCGGCAGGATGGTGGTCCCGCGCCTCGGCCTCCGAGATCGTCACCGTGTCCGGCGCGTCGCAGTCGGGGTTGCCGCAGGTGAAACAAGGGATGACCAGGTAGGTGACGTCGTTCGTTGCGTTGCTCATCGTGTTCTCCGTGTTGTGGTTCCTTGCCATGCCCCTAGTATCGGACATGGCGTCCGATAGTGCAAGGGATTATTTCAAAATAAATGCAACCAGCGGAAACGCCTATGGCTGCATGCGTTCCGGGGCGCGGCATGGCTTGCTGTTGACCGTGGCCCGCTTATGTGCGAGCGTTCATTCGCTCATCTTCGCTGGTGACGGCGAGGTTCCCCCCGAACGCCCCGCGCCTGTTGTAATGGCCGGGGCGTTCGACTTCCTGCCTCCGCACTCCTCCTCATCGCCCGGCTAGCGGGTCCTGCCTTTGCCGTCGTTGTGCTATAAGGTGGCGCCGTCCGGTCCGGGCCGCCGGAGCAGCTGCGGTGCGTGGCTAGCCTTTGCGAACACCCGCCGGATCGGACGGTCTAAAACGGAGCGCTGAAACTCACGTCTTCTGGCTGGACGATCCGAGCCGACTGCATCAGGTAGAGAAGATCGAGATTGCGGCCAATAACTCCGGTCCGCCTTGCTTTCTCGACGGTGACGGTGACGGAGCGGGTGCGCTTGCTGGGATCGTCCTCGTCGGTGTCTCTCTCGATGTGGATGAGGTTCCAGGCATCGTGCTTGAGCGTGTTCCGTCCGGCGAGGTCGCCTGTCTTTGAGACGGGGCAGACCACGATCACGTGAAGATCCAGCGGCACGATGACATCGCGCAGGCGGCGGACGGTTCGTGCTACGTCGCCGTAATAGTCTCGCGTCTGGGCATCGTCTGGAACGAGGTGATCCAGCGGGTCGAAGACGGCGAGACGGATCCCTTCGGCACTTGCCCAGCGGAGAGTCTCGGCAATGTCGTCCTCGCTATAGTCGACGGTGCTCCGCATCACAGAGAGGCCGAGGACTCCGGGGAGCCAATCGGCCTGACGCAGATCGTCGGCGGTCACGGAGAAACCCCGCTTATCGATCCGTTGGCCTGCGATGAGCCGCCAGTGGTGCGCCTCGATGTACTCGAACGAGGCCGAGAGGCACTTGGTGCCGTTCATCAGAGCGTTGACCAGAATCGACAGGGCGAGTGTGCTCTTTCCGTGGGCGGTCGCTCCGTAGATCAAAGTGAGTTCGCCGGGTGCAAGCCCTCCGCCGATGGCGTGATCTAGCTCATGGATCCCGGTGGAGACCTTGGTGAGCGTCTCTTCGCGGGTGAGCCATTCGATGGCGGAGGCGTGGATCTCTTCCGATCCTATGATGTGCTCGGGTACCCAGGCGGGTCTCGCCTCGTCGAATGCCTGCCGGATCTCGGCCTTCGTGATGCCGTCCTCCAGGCATTGTGAGGCGTCCTTCCGAGGCAGGGCCACCCGCTTGCACCGACTAACGCCGAGGGCCTCCACGGCGACCTGGACCCCTTCGTTGCCCTTGTCGTCGTCGTCGTAGGCTAGGAAGACTTGGCCGAACGGTTCGAGGGCCTTGACCCAACTCGGCTGCCATCGTGCCGTTGCGCCGCTCGGAATGCTCACGACGGGCCTGATGCCATATTGCCAGAGTGCGATCGCGTCGAGTTCGCCCTCGGTGACGGTGACCGGAGGAAACGGAGGCGACGGCGGGAGCAGATTGACGCCATGCAGAAGGGAGGGCGCGCCTGCCGTGCGGTTGTACTTCGGGCCGGATCCGGGGTTCCTCATTCGAAACTTCCAGCATCGGACGGTGCCCTTGCTGTCGATGGTAGGAATGGCGAGCGCGTCCCGCGCGCCGTCCCATCCGAGTCCCCATGCAAGGATTGACTCGCGGTTGAATCCTCGGGCCTTGGCGTACTCGACGCCCGCCGGGTGCCGATTCCATTGCGATCGATAGAAGCGGAGCGGCGGGATCTCGCCTACGGGCTTTGCCGGACGTGGCTCGTAGCGGTCGCTCGTTTGCCCTCTGTCGTCGGGCGGTCGCTTGACCCCTGCGATCTTGAGCACCGACCCGGACTCCCCGCAGGCGAAACAGTGGAATCCGCCGTGGTCGAGATTGACGGCAAAGCCGCGGCAGGCGCGCATTTGCCTCTCGGGGTTGGCGGCGCCGTCATCGCAGAAGGGGCACGGAGCGATCCATGCTTCGCGGTGCTTCACCTTGTATGCCCAACCTAGGGCTCGGATGCTGTCGAGGATATCGGTGCTCATCGGTTCCCCTGGTGTGCGGGTCAGAATAGCATGGAGGGCGGAGGTTTCTCCCGCTTTCGATCGTGCTCCAGTTTGCACGCGAGCGCGCAGAATCGGCCTTGATTCGTTACGAAGATGATCCCGGCGAGGATGCGCCGGCATTGGTCGCAGAGTTGTAGGTTGCTGGCTTGGCTCACTCCTCGTCATCCTTGAGCGCCGCGGAGATCGCCTTGCTGATCTGTGTCACGGACGGTTGCTGTACGACGGTTGGCTTGCCGAGCTCCATGATCATGAGCAACCGATCGACTTTCCCGCCGATGTCGGTTTGTAGCGTGGTCCTCTCCGAGTCGAGCTTCGCCACGACGGCGTCATAGCGGTCTCGCAGTTTGGTCTCCTCGGCGTCGGCCCGGTCGGTGAGCCCGGCAACCGTAGCGTCCAGCCTGGATGCGTCGAGGCGTCTCTGCCATACGAGGTACAAGGCGAAGAGGCCCATAGCGCCGTGCTCAACGCGCATGCTTGCAATTTGATCACTCATCATC